AATACAAAGATAAAAAAAATGCACCATAATAATTTTACAGTGCATCTTTAAGAAAAGAATAAAGAAAGAAAAAACTATTTGAGACCGAGTGGACCTCAATTAAAATCAAAGTTATTAAAAAATTTTGAATAAGCATTATTTAAACTTAATCTAACTGCTAACCTTTTACCATCATTTTTAAAAATAAAAAAACCTTCAAATTTTTCAACCCAAATTGCAAAATAATCTACATCTTTTTTTTCATAACTATGTTTCCATTGTATATGAACAGTTTTTCTATGTTTTTGAAATCCTTGAGTTGTTGATTTAATTTGAATACGATACATTTTATTTCCTGTATCAGCTACACAATCATAAAAAGAAGTATGAACTAGAGGATAAGAAACTTTTATATCTCGTTTAAGACATTCAATACCGAACTTATATTCAGCAATACAACCTTTCGAATTGCTATCCACAAAAATAAAGTTACAAAAAAAAGTGGCAGTGTAACTAATGACTAATTAAAACACTACCACTCTAAAACTAAATAAAAATGAAAAAATACTCACTCACGAGATGTTATATCAATGAGCTTGTTCTTTATCTGGATTATTCTTTCAAGTATATAAGCATAATCATCAGATGTTAGTTTTTCTTTATGTTCTCTTAAAACATTATTCACAGGTTCTATTAATTTAGATATTTGTGCCATTATCTTATTAACCAAAATAAAAAGTTAATTCCTAATGTTACCCAAAATGTAAATTTTCCTAATCCCCAACAAAAATATTTTAATATTCTTTTTTGTAATATTTTATCTACTGGCATTTTTATATCTTGTTGTGTTGCTTTATATGTTGTTTTCATTATACGGAAAATATTTCAGATATCAAATATAAAACACAAAACATTCCAATTCCAATTATTGTATATGCTATAAATATTAATGCTTCTTTAATTTGTTCTTTGTTCATAATTTCTAATTTTTAAAAAGGAAAGGGGTTTTTCGTCTTTTCCGTTACCTAAACCCCTAACCTATATTGTTATTTATTTTTTTTAGTTAAGTGGGGGTGATTTTCATCCCCTTGATTGTTTAATTATGTATAAATTCTTTTGGATATTTTCTCATACATATTGGACCAATAGGAAATAACCCTTGTGATATTTCTCCATTATCAAATTTGTCATTATCATCACAACTGTAATCATTTGAAACCATTTCCCAATCAGTAGTCATATGTAAATAATGTTTTTCATTAGTTCTTCTACCACACACTACACAATTTGTACCATCATCGCCAAAAGTATTTATGTTTTGTTCGTAATCTTTTGATGTTATTAATTCAAGTTTTTTCATTTCTTTTGTTTTTAATTATAGTATAAATATACATCTTTTTTTTAATAAATAAAAATATTTTTAGTTTTTTTTAATTATTTTTTTATTTAAAGATTTTTTGTTATATTAGCATATGTTTAATTTAAAAAATAAAGAAATGACAAATACAATAAATAATAGAAAAGTAGATATTAGAACATCTGATATCTTTTTTAATTATGGTGCTCTTAACTATACAGAAGCATCTAAAAGCAAAACTTTAACTGATATAGAAAAATTAAGATGGTTATATGTAGATGCAGATAAATTTTTATATATAATAGATACACCTAATATAACTAGAGATGATTTAGTTAATGACTTTTTAGAAAGGTCATAAGTTATTTTGTAGTAGTAATAAAGAAAAAGGGGAATAGAATTAACTACTCCCCTTTTTTGATTGTATAAAACTCTAATTAATTATAGAGCTGCAACTACTGTAGCGAATGAACCTCTACATAGTGCATTTGGTAAATAAGTAGTCATTGCAAGTCTTTCTTGAACTCTAACTGTTACAAAGTTCTTTTGAACGTTGTCAGAATCTTGCTCAAAGAATTCAACACTTACATTCTCTCTCTGCCAAATTTGTGCAGCTTGTGAGAAATTACCTACGATAAATTCTCCTTCTGCCATTGCAGTTGAGATTCTAAATGGTACTCCCATAAATGTTGGTTGTAGTCCTTGATAAACTTGGTCTTTTAAATATCTACTATCACCATCTTTAAGTGCAAGAATCTTGTGAAAGTCTGTTGGGTGCATTAAAATCCCATCTGAAGTATAATTAGCTTTTGCAACTTGGTTAAGTGCAGTAATTAATACATCAATGTTTTGTGGGTTTGCAATAACACCATCAGCGAATCCTGAAGCAGCATTAGACCAAATAGTAGCAGAATTTCTTAATCCTTCTAAATTTGGTGCAGTACCATTTCCACCTAATAACTGGTCATCTTCAACTGCCATTAACTTGCTTGGCACTCTTGCCGAGATGTAAGAAGTTAATTGCTCTGTATCATCAAGCATTTGCTTTGATAATCTTAAATAAGTACCAATTAATTCTACATTAGCAGTAGAAGCAGTTAAGTTAAAGTCAGTTTGTCCTAGTGCATTACCTTCTGCAGTTGCAGCAGCACCTTGTGTATAAGCAGATTCTTTGATATATCTTATTGTGTCAGAGTTTGTAGTTCCAACAGGTACGATAGACCTAACGTGAACCTCATTGCTTGGGTCATACTTTATTCCAGGTACTCTTGTTGCTGCAATAACTTCACCAGTATAATCTGCACCAGTTGTCATATCAGCTTTTACTTCAAATGAAGCTGCTCTTGTTTGTCCTTTTTTAAGACCTTCAATAGCACCACCTTCGATAGCTTGTTTTAAAGCACCTTTAAAGTTTACTGGCTTACTTTCGATAGCATTTTTTTTAGCTGCCATTTCGATAGTATCCATTCTTTTTTGCATTTCATCATTCTTTGCAAGATATTCGTTAGATAAGTTAGAAATTTCACTTTTAAGTGATTCTTCAATCTCACCTTTCGCATTTTCTTGAGCCGAATTGAATGCTTTTTCAATTTTAGAATCAACTAAATCACCGATTTGGTCTAATTCTTTTTTTATATCGTCATTCATTTTATTACGAATTTAATTTATTAAACAAATATTTATAAATCTCATTATCGTTATTTTTTACTTCAATCGGCTCTGTGACTTCAATATCAGTCGGCAAAGTGATACTCTTTGAAAAAATTGATTTGAGTTTAATCAGTTCTGCTTCAATAGCATAACCTAAATTATCAGATATATTACCTTTGCGAATTAATTTCACCAAGTTATCATATCTCGATAATACTTTATCTACATCAACATTTCCTTTTACATCTAATATCATTGCTTCATCATTTGCTGCTAATGTAACTGCAGAGATTTCATATAATTTAACCTCTGTTAATTTTCTAAAACATTTATCACCTGAACAAGATTCTTTTTGTAATGGTAATATTCCAACACTATTTTCAGTAATAACACCTGCTTTAATTAATTCTAAAACATCAGTTCCTAATTGTGTTTTTGGAATAGATGCTTCAAACATTAAACCTTTTTCATCTTCATATAAATTTATCATTTTACCAAGTGGTTTATCCATTTGATGTTGATAAAGATATTTCACTCTTTCACCATTTTCTTTAATAGTTTTAGTATATGCACCTTTCGAGATTATATCACCATCAGAATCTATATTTCCAAAAATAGAACCATAGCCTTTTACAATTCCTGACTTTTCATCTATGTCCTTTAGTTCACCTATTGGACTTGTTTTATATATTATATTCATAGTACAAAGATAATTATTTTAAATAATTGGAATTGGAGCACTTGCACATCTACAATTAATAACATTAGCTGCAGACCCTGCACTATCTCCTGGGTGATTAAGTTGTTCACCCATAACACTAAATTTTTCATTCATCGGCCTTCTTTGACCATTAGCCATTAAATGTGCATCTCTAACTCTACCATCATTTCCTGAAATCCATTCTTTCTGTAAATTATTAGCACCAAATAAACTAGCTGCACTTTCATTTGTTGCGTAGTTTGCTGCGTTTACACTTTCAGTTCTTACTATTCTTTTACCATTCGATATGCTCATACCTTTAAATTTCTTTCGTAATATTCTTTCAGCACTTACTTCATTTAATGCCATAAAAGATTCTTCTTGCATATATCTTCTAATAATTTTATTAAATTCTTTTTTACGATTATCTGCTATACTTACAATTCTTTCACCTGCTATTGTTTTTCCTATATAAGCAAATTTTTCTTCCCAAATACTTTGATATGCTTGTGGATTATCTTTTGTTATATATTTTTCATAATGTCTATAATACCAATTAGCCATTCTTAATCCAATAGTTTTATATAATTCTATATATAATTTTTGTAAATCTTTTAATTGGTAATAAGTATCGAGATTTGGAATTATTTTACCTACCATAAAAGAATTTATAATTTTATTAGATTCTTTATTAAAATAACTTGACCAAATTCTGTCTTGTTTAGATTCTGCTATTTCTAATTGTTTAGTCCAATCAGTATAATAATTTTTATTTAATTTATGAATCATCTCTTTCAGAAATTCTTTTTGCCCAAGCAACCATAGATTTACCACCCCATAAATTATAAGCTACATAACCTCTATCTTTCCAAGGTTCATTTCTATATTCTTCTGATATTTTAGCATTATCTTCGTGTCTTGCTAAAAAACTATTAACTCGTTTAATTGTATCTATTGATAAAGATTCACGGTTTGCTAATTGATTTGCTCGTTTCCAACCAACTTCAGTTCCACCTTTTACAACATCACGACCATATTTTTCTCTCCAATCTAACATTCTTTTTGCATTGTTAGTTGCTCCTTGAGGATAATTATTATATGAATCTTGTTTAGATGTATATTCGTGGTCACCTGGTTTTAATTCTCGATTAGTTATTGTTTCATAATCTTCGTGAGTAGCACAAGGCATATAAATTGTTTGTCCATTTTCAGTATGACTATGAGTTCCAACACACCCTAAATCATTTGCTCTTTGTTGAGCTTCTTGTGATGTTGTATAAACATCATTTCGTAATTCTTCTTTAGGTATAGCATTATAATCTATATCTACACTTTTTACTTCTTCCTCTATTATATCATTAGATAAAGGCATAAGATTAGCAGGTATATAATAATCATTCATTTCTTCATTTTCTTCATCTACACCATAATTCATTGCTTGTCTTTTTTCATTTGGTGTAGTCCACCAAGCACTACCCATTTGTTTTACCACACTATCCATTTCCTCTTGTAGTTCTGCAATATTAGAATAATCAAAATCTAAATAAAGATTATCACCAAATGATGGAACTAACCATCTATTTAATTCATCTTTAATTTTATTTAATTCAGGAATTACTGCATTTTGATATAATGATTTTTTAGCTTCTATCATATTATTATATGTAGATGTATCTGTATTATTTAATAATTGTACAGGTACTTGGTAAATATTACATAAATCTTTAATACTTGCATTATACTGTTGAATTAAAGAAACATCTGTTGCATTTAAACCAAAGTTTACCCAACTTAATTTTTTAGGTGTTATAATAATATCACCTGCATTATCACTACCCTGATATTGTTGTCTAAATTTATCTTTTAATTGTTGTGCTTGTACTTCATTTAAATCCCCTTCATCTGACATTAACACACCTCTTGAAGTTTGATTTTGTAAATATTTTACACCCGTTGTTACTGCTTCATTATTTGTGTCTAAACTTCTTAAACCTGCTTTAAGTGGTGACATTCCGTAAAGGTGTGAACCTGTACCATCATAATATGGGTTAAAATCTTTTATATGACATATATCTTCTGCATCAATTTTATATTGACCTGAATAATCTAAACTATATCCTGCAACTGGTTCAAATATTCCATTACTATTTATTTCTACTGATTGACTTGGTAATACATAAAGTTCTTGCCATTTACTTTGATTTGGTCCTGATTCTGGTTTTATTCCATAAACATATCTGTTACCTGTTAATTTACCAAATGCTATAATTTCTTGAATCCAACTGCTATAAGATTGAGCAGGGTTCGGTCTTTCTAAAAGTTTATGCAAATCTGTATTATCTAATTCTGCTAATGCGTGTTTTCTTTGCAATAATGATTTATGTAAAATGTTTCCATTCATTAAACCACTTGTCATTGCTTTGTATTTTTTTAACTCATTTTCATTTTTAACCTCATAAATTTGAAAAGGAATGTTACTCGCAGTTTTAGCTATTAAATTAACAATAGAATAAACTGTTGAATTAAACATATATCCTTTTTTAATATATGTATCATCATTTTCAGGATTCCAAATTATTGACTGTCCTAGATAATTATAAATAATTTTGTTAAATCCTGTGTTTGTATTTTGAAAATTCTTTTTAAGTATATCTCCAACTCTTGAAAAAATAGATGCCATTCGCTTACGATTTATCTTACAAAAATAATAATTATATTACAAAGAAGTTTTGTTGCTTTCCAAAACTACTAAAAGTGAGGTATCTCATAGCATCCATACAATGATTCATTCTATCTAAAGGCTTGTTAATTATAGTTCCATCTTTCATTTCAGTCCAATAATAACTGTGATATTCTTTTACAATATTTAATGATTCTTTACTTATATATATTTCATATTCTTTTAATAAACTAATTCCTGCATTTACACTTCCTTGACCTTTACGAGCAGGATTGATATATAAACCTTTTCTTTTTATTTCTTCTATTGATTTTGGTTCTGCTGAATCACCATAACAAATTACTTGTTCATATCCACTAGCTTTAATAAATTCTGCTATTTCATCATTTGTCATTCCTTTAT